TTTAAATCAGTTCGTTACGGATTCAACTTTGGAAGTGGAATCAAAAAAACGTCAACTAAATCGATGTGAAGAAAAGGTAGTCCTCCTAAACGATATTCCGTGTGGCACACAGTATGCTACATGTAAGTTTATTGCAGATGCATACGCTGCTAAAGCTCGAATTCCCAACGAAAAAGAAATTATTTCTAATATAGAAAAAACGATTGATCATGCGAATACTAAGATAGGAGAGTTAAATCCTCAAGAAGTACAAGATACAATTACAAAACACAGTGACGCAGTTGAATTACTAGAGACAATAGTTCGTCAATCGGAAGCAGCAAAGCTAACTCTTTCTCGCGATAAGGAAATCAAAGTTCGTCTCGGTGGAGAGATTGAGGAACTAAATGAAAGTATTTCTTTACAAGAAGATAATAAAGAGATCATCGAGAATTTTGAAGAGCTAAACGCTGCTAAAAAACTAGCAGAGGATCAGAAAGACAAACTAGTTGTTGAAGAAGAATCTTGTAACGATTCCCTGATGGGATTAAATAGAAGTATCGGATCACTAGAACAAAAGGTTGAGAACGCGCAACAGAATATTGATGATCTCCGAGATCTAAGAGAAGAATATTCAGCGTATGATCTATATATGAGGTCTATGCATCCGAACGGAATTGCGTATAGTGTTATTAAGAACAAGCTTCCTATCATTAATGATGAAATCTCCAAGGTTTTAGCCAACATTGTGAATTTTCAAGTCTTCTTTGAAAATGAAGAAAAGAGATTAAACATCTATATCAAGCATCCAGATCATGATGCACGGCCTCTTGAGATGGGCTCAGGAGCAGAGAAGTCAATTGCAGCCATGGCGATTCGTTTGTCATTACTGTCTGTTTCCTCGCTGCCAAAGAGTGATGTCTTTATTTTAGACGAGCCTGGAACTGCGTTTGATGAAAGTAATATGGAAGGCTTTGTTCGGATTCTTGATCTGATTAAATGTTATTTCCGAACTGTTATTTTGGTCACACATCTAGATGCCCTAAAAGACTGCGTAGATACTCAGGTTACCATTGATAAAATTGATGGATATGCCAGCGTAAGGGTAGAATAAAACATACCCAATTACTACTTAAAATACCCTAAATGGTAACTTTATGAAAGAAAGGAGTTTTCAAAATGAAACTTAAAATGAAACATGTAGTTGATAAAGCACTAGACAAAGCAGTCTCAAGAAAGCTTCTTGTCTGGGCCACAGCGACAACACTAACAATGACGGGAAATCTGGAGAGCGCTGATTGGGTTATTATATCTGCAATCTACTTGGGATCCCAAGGTGTCATTGATGCAATAGCTAAGATGAAGGGGTATGAAAATGGTTAGCTCACCATTAACACTTCTACTTTCTAAGGCGATGAAACATTGGCAACCGATCACAATTGTTATTCTCCTGGTGTTTTCTATACTCTCTATTCGAAATGTCAGTGCTTATAAAGCGGCAATAGAAGCCCAGGCGGAAAATCACAAGGAAGACATAAAGATTCTCCAGATGTTTCATCAAAGAGAGATTGACGAACAAAATAGGATTATACAAGAGTTTGAAGAGAAGATGGAAACTCTTCTAAAAGAAAATGAAGAAGCGGTGAAAGACTTGGAGAAAAGAAAGACAACAAACATTTCTAAAAATATCAAAGACTTCAATGAAAAACCCTCAGAAATTGTAAATAGTATTGAGGAGTTGTGGGGATTCACGCATGTTCAGTAAAATGTGGCCACTATTACTGTGTTTTCTGACCCTCCCTGCTTTCGCATTGGAAGCTAATGTCCCGGAAGGGAATTTTACTATTTTGGAGCAAGGTAAAATAGCACCCTTTTCAGGAGTACTCTTCGACGATAAAGCAACAGCATATATAATTGCCGAGAAACGATTCATGGAAGAAGAGGTGCAGTTACAAATTGGCTTCGCTCTTCGTAAGCAGAGGCTCAAGCACGAGAAAGACCTTGCAAGTTTACAGCTTCGTCTTGATATCTCAGAAGGCCAGTCAGCCGCCTTGTTAGAACAAAAAGATAAACACATCGAAGCGTTGCAGAAGCAACTAGTTAAAAAACCCAATTATCAAAAGTGGACCAATATCATTGGTGGCGCCATCTTGGTGGGCCTAGCGACCTATGTGTTGGTCGATGATTGAGGATAACAGCTTGCCTAAACTAAAAGATGACATTGATGTAGCTAGGTACGAACAAGCCATTTCTAAGAAATACGGCAAGGCATCAGTGCAGACTCCGCTATCAACTTGGAATGACGCAAAAGAACAGCAATATTTAGAACAATCCGCAGAATTGTATTTAAAGCAACAAAAAATACAAGAACAAAAGGATAAAATAGAAATAGATGGTTTTTTGCTATCTAAGAAACTAGTTAATAAGGACGCAAATAGAATTTGTCCGGTATGTTCTGAGTACTCTTTTAACTCAAGAGACGATGTATATATGAGCAAGTTTGATTGTTGTTTTCACTGCTATATTCAATTTATAGAAAATAGGGAAGAAAGGTGGAATTCGGGTTGGCGCCCAAAAAGGAAGTAATAAAATGGCAACAGTACTAGAAATTATCCAAGGTTTATATCAGGCCGCCGCAAATGCTTATGACGGAGCACATGATAAGAGGTTCGTTCAAGAAGGTGATGTGAAGGAAGTTGGACTATCACGAGAAGAAGGCTGTCCCATCGTGGACAGCAGAGTTATGGACGGTTTTGGAATCAAGATTATGGGTGATATGCTCCAGGTTAATTATCAAGCCGAAGTTCAACTTAGGGAAGTTTATGCAAATGGATTCGAAGAAGAGTGCGAGAGAAGAATTGATGAGATTACAAAATTTCTAAAGAAAGAGTTTAAGTCCATTACTGGAAATGCGGTTTCCTTAACTTCCGAGGGCGAAGTACATTGTTTTGTCCAGAATATGTCAAGAGTGAGAACGTCACTTAACGCTACACGCCTGTATAAGATTGGAGGAATGGAAGATGTGCTTCCTGTTGGAGAGCGCTCTGATAGAAAACTGGATGCTTCATTTAAGAAATTCCTCGATCAAGGCGGATTTGAAAAAAGTAAATAGGTTGCTCTATGGGTTATAAGCTAACCAAAAAACAAAAGATGGCTGAGATTGTCAAGTGTGGCAAAGATCCTGTCTATTTTATTAATAATTATTGTAGTATTTCACACCCCATCCGCGGCCATATTCCCTTTAAAACGTATGATTATCAAGATGAGTTATTAACGAACTTTAATCAACATCGATTCACAGTTATTTTAAAAGCACGCCAGTTAGGTATCTCTACCATTGTGGCGGGATATGCTATCTGGATGATGCTTTTCCACAAAGATAAGAACATATTGGTTATGGCTACCAAGTTTGCAACAGCGACGAACCTTGTGAAAAAGGTCAAGTCTATGCTGAAGTCGCTTCCGGACTGGATTACCATTTCTGATATAAAGATAGATAACCGAGCCTCGTTTGAATTGGCCAATGGATCTCAGATTAAGGCGTCATCATCGTCATCTGATGCTGGCCGTTCAGAGGCGTTGTCGTTACTAATTGTAGATGAGGCAGCGCACATCGACAATATGGATGAGATATGGGCCGCTATCTATCCTACAATTTCTACTGGTGGTAGATGTATTGCCCTCTCTACTCCTTTTGGCGTGGGAAACTGGTTCCACCAAGCTTATGTCGACGCAGAAGCCCAACAAAATAACTTCTATCCGATAGTGCTTCCTTGGGATGTACATCCAGATAGAGACGATGCATGGTTTGAAAGAGAAACTGGAAATATGTCAAAGCGTGATGTAGCACAAGAGTTGTTGTGCTCATTTAACGCTTCTGGTGAAACCGTAATTCATGCTGATGACATGACCTGGCTAGAGACTACAGTAAAAGAACCGAAGTATAAAACTGGTCATGATAGAAATTATTGGATATGGGAAGAATACCAGCCAGACTTTACTTATCTTGTGGTTGCCGACGTGGCAAGAGGTGACGGCGCGGACTGTTCTGTATACCAAGTTGTTAAACTAGAAACAATGGAAGTCGTAGCCGAATACCAGGGAAAACCAAGTTTAGACTTATTCTCTCAGATTTTATTTCAAGCAGCAAAAGAATACGGAACTGCACTTTTAGTAGTTGAAAATATAGGGATTGGTATTTCCGTACTTGAAAAATTAATAGAAATGGAATACCCCAATTTATATTACTCAATTAAAAGTACGCACGAGTTCGTAAATTCAAATAGGGGTGAAGCAGATAATATGGCCGTCCCTGGTTTTACAACATCAACAAAAACTCGCCCACTGATAGTAGCAAAGTTTGAAGAGTTTATCAGGAACAAACTAATTAATATATATTCCGTTCGCGTCTTCAATGAAACTAAGACATTCATTTGGAAAAATGGTAAACCCCAGGCAATGAGGGGATATCACGATGACCTGATAATGTCCCTGGCAATTGCTTGCTGGGTTCGGGATACAGCACTAATAGTAAATAAAAGGGAAATAGAATATAAAAAAGCATGTCTGGATGCAATGGTAAAAGTCAACACCAATCTTAATACCACACTTCCGGGCATGGAAGGAT